TGGGCAAGGGTGACCTGGAGCTTCCGGGCTGCAAGCAGGATTGCCCAGCCTACCAGCGAGTTGAAGAAATGTTCCGGCAGTTCAAGCAGGTCAGTTTGGACGATGAACTGACCCTGCCGGAGTTCTATGCCGATTATGTCCGCTTCGAAGGCGCGCGGATCAGCCAGGCCGCCTAGGAGACAATGCAGATGCTCTTCCACTCGACAGTGCCCGACCTAATCCGGCGGTTGAACATCCGGGCCGATTCCAAGGCCAATCAATTGCGCAAGCTGGACACGGCCAAGCGGCTGGACCTGTACACCGGCAGGCACGCGGCCCACTTGGAAGAGCAGCTCAACAAGCTGTTCAGCGAGCCCGACAAGCTCCCCCAGGCCTGGCTCAACATCACCAAGAAGGTGGTCAACAACCTGGCCCAGGTCTATCAGGAGCCGCCCACCCGGACCGTGGAAGGGACTGACCAGGACAGAGAGATATTCGCGGAAATCGCCAGCCAGACCCGGCTGGACGTGAAGCTGAAGCAGGCAACCCGTTTGCTGAAGCTGCTGAAGACCATCTGCATCAGGCCGGTCTGGCGAAATGGCCGCATGGATATTGACCTGCTGACCGGCAACATCCTGGATGTCGAAATAGGAGACACCCCTGAGGACCTGAAAAAGGTGCTCATCACTGATTACGGCCAAAGCAACCGGCTCCAGGAAATTGAATACTCCCTGTGGACGGCGGACGAGTTCCGGCGTCTGGACTACCGGGGCAATGAAATTAAATCAGAGCCCAACCCCTACGGGGTGTTGCCCTTCCTGCCTGTGTTTGACTATGCGCCCACGGGGAGCGACTTCTGGCTGCCTGGCGGTGAAGACCTGATTCAGCTTCAGGAGGCCATCAACCTAAAGCTGACTGACCTTCTGTACCTCTTGTCCACCCAATCCTTTGGCGTCGGCTGGATAAAGGGCGTTCCCGGCGCGGGCAACCTTCGGGTTGATCCCGGTTCCCTGGTGGAACTGCCTGCTGAAAAGGAAGCCGCTCTGGGCTTTGTCCATCAAGAGGCCCGTATTGAAGAGGTGGTTGCCGCCCTGGACTGGCTTATCAAGCAGACGGGCATATCCCACGGGCTATCTGCCACATCTTTGTCCACCGATCCGCAAGAGGCCTCCGGCCTGTCCAAGCTGGTTGACTCGCGTGAGCTTCAGGAAATGCGGCGGGATGATATCGCCCTCTGGCGCTCCTATGAGCATCAACTATTCTCGCTAACTCGCCTGGTCTGGAACGTCCACAATCCCGCGCGGAAGGTGACGGAAAAGGCGGCGATCAAGCTCGACTTCGCCGACCCCAGACCGGAAGTCGAGCCTCAAACCCAAACCCAGGTATGGGACTCGCTCTTGGCCATGGGGGTCATTTCCCCGGTGGATATCATCCTGGAGCGCAATCCAGACCTCAAGACCCGAGAAAACGCCCTGGCCTTCTTGCTGCAACTGCAAGAGGAAAGCCGGGCTTTGAAGGAGTGAGTCATGGGTGACCAGGACCAGAGCAAGCAAGATAACGGCAACGGCACCGGTAACGCCGATCAGGACAAGGCCCAACAGGACAAGGGGACGGGAGCGCCTCCCGACAAAGGCGAACACATGATCCCCAAGAGCCGCTTTGACCAGGTGGTGAGCCAGCGCAAGGCAGCGGAAGCCGCCTTGGGCGAGTTTGTGGACTCCCTGGTTGAGCAAGTGCCGGAAGACCAGCGGGAGTTGATACCCGACCTTCCCCCGGCCCAAAAGGGCAAGTGGTTACAGGCCGCGTTGGCAAGGGGCCTTTTCGGTGGGCAGCCTGCCGCCAGCGGTCCCGACGCCAAAAGGCCGGGAGGCAGTCCCTCCCCTGACATTGACCAAATGAGCCCGCGCCAAATGAGGGCGTCGGGTTACAAGTCATAAGGAGCAAGACGCATGCTGACCCTCTTGGAAGCTGCCAAGCTTCAAACCGACAGCCTGAAGCGGGGGGTGATCGAAGAGTTCCCCCGCACCAGCCCCGTTCTGGAAAGGCTCCCTTTCCAGACCATCCAGGGCAACGCCTACACCTACAACCGTGAAGCGGCCTTGCCGGGCATCGCCTTCCGGGGCATCAACGAGAGCTACACCGAGAGCACCGGCACGGTGAACCCGGTAACCGAGGCCCTGAAGATCATGGGCGGGGTGAGCGACGTTGACCGCGCCTTGGTCAAGACCCAGGGCAACGTCAATGACCTCCGCTCCACCCATGACGGCCTCAAGGCCAAGGCCGCCAGCTTGTTCTTCACCAAGTGCTTTTTCAAGGGCGACAGTGAAGACGACGCCAAGTCCTTTGACGGCATGGAAAAGCGCCTGACCGGAAACCAGGTCATTGACATGGGCTCCAGTTCCGGCGGGGACACCCTTACCCTGGCCAAGCTGGACGAGCTGATAGACGCGGTGGTGGGCGGCCCGGATGTGCTGTTCATGAACAAGACCTTGCGGCGCAAGGTCAACGCCCTGGTCAGGGCTACCGGCGCGGCCGTGGAAACCGTGTCTGACAGCTTCGGCCGTCAGATGAACGCCTATGCGGGCGTGCCCATCGGCGTCATTGAAAACGACCACGAGGATAACGCCATTTTGGGCTTCAGCGAGGCTTGCCCCGGTGGAGGCTCCGACGTGGGCGCGTCCGTCTATGCTTGCCGCTTCGGCGAGGGCGAATACCTCAGTGGCCTCCAGGCCGGGGAGATGGACGTGATCGACATGGGGCTCCACTCCGGGGGCGTGGCCTACCGCACCCTGATTGAGTGGATTTGCACCATAGCGGTCTTCCACTCCCGGAGCGCGGCCCGTTTGCGGGGCATCAAGAACGCCTAAACGGCCCAGGCCGAAAGGAGCATATCCAAATGTATGATGCTGACCTTCTGATGAAGGATGCGGGCCTGGTGGCCGCCGATGCGGCCGGGACCGTGGACGGTTCCCCCATGGTGTTCAGCGTGGGGCCGGGCCGGGTGGAAGGCTTCCTGGTGGTGGACGTGTCCGCCATCGAGATAGCCGACAACGACGAGCTTTACAAGATCAAGCTCCAGGGCTCCAGCCGCAAGGACTTCGCCCACAACGTTGAAGACCTGGCCATTCTGGAACTGGGGGCCAAGGAAGTCTTGGGCGGTGACCAGGACAGCGCCGCCCGGCGTTACGCCATCCCTTTCACCAACGAACGGGACGGCTACCTCTGGCCCCATCTCAGGGTCTACACCGACGTGAACGGCACCATAGCCAGCGGCATCAACTTCACCGCCTGGCTGACCAACGCCGTCACCACCCGGACCACTGGGAGTTGCACTGCGACCACGACCACCACAACCACCACGACTACCACCGTGTAGCCGGGTGGTGAGTGGTGAGCTAGTTGCCCGATGCGCCTATGGACCGCCTTGACCAGACGCGGGGTGTATCCCCAAAAAAGGCGGCCAACAATGGAACGGTTGACTTCCCTTCCATTTCCTCCTTAAGGTCCCGGCCCCTATCCGGGGTCGGGACCATTTTCCTAAGGTGAGCCACCATGGCTGATTACTTCACGGAGCGCACCAAACTCAATCACCGCCTGCAAGGCATCGTGAATGCTTTGGGTGATGAAATAGCCGAAACCCTGCAAGGGGCTTTGGCCACGGTGTCAGGCAAGTTAGCCGACCTGGCGGGCCAGTCGGAAAAGACCGCCTCCATGCTGAAGCGGCAACAACGCTTGGAGCGGCACAAGGCGGAAATCGAAAAGGCCTTGTCAGAGGTCTATGCGGACATAGGCCAAGCCATCAAGGCAAGGTCCTTGGAGACCGCCGAAGCCATGCCGGAGATTGCCGCCACAATCCTTGACCGGAGTTTGCCCGACGGGGTGGAGGCTGGATTGACTTGGCGGTCCATCACCAAACAGAGGCTTGCCGCTTACTGGGATTCCTTTCAAATCCAAGGGCAGTATTTCACGGACTGGCTGGCAAAGCTCCAGGGCAACGCGGCGGCCAGGATAGTCCAGACCGCTCAAGAATCGCTTGTCCTGGGTGAAACCTCCCCGGCGCTTTGGAAGCGGCTCCAGGATGCCTTGAGCATGGGCAGGCAATCAGCCGCAGGCCTGGCCCAGACTGCCTTGCACCATGCGGTGTCATGGGCTGAGCATCGAACCCACCTGGACAATGCCGACCGGCTGAAGGGCTACCGGTTCGTTGCCGAGCTTGACCGGCGCACCACCCCTCTTTGCCTTTCCCTGGACGGCCGGGAGTTCTCCCTGACCGAAGCGCCGATTCCTCCCCTGCACTGGCGGTGCCGGTCCTGGCTGCATCCCCTGCTGAAAGACGTGGTGGTCAAGGGCAAGCGAG